CTGGACCAACAAAGATCAGCTCTACGGAGCGTTCAAAAAGGTTCGGGATTACTGCGAGATCACCGAGGACCACGTGTGGCATTCGCTGCGCCATTCCTTCGGGACGTGGTTGGGCGAACAGACTCACCCGCGCCAGATCATGGCGTTGATGGGCCACGCCCAAATCGAGACCTCGTTGCGGTACGTCAAACCCACCGACAAGGCCATTAGATCCGCGATTCTCGCCATCTGATGGATCTACTGGTCCCTGTTTTTGGCCGTTTCAGCCGCCTGCTACGCTCCAACAGCCGCTCGGCCATCGCCGAGATCCCTGTGCGGATGTGGCGGAATTGGTAGACGCGCTAGTTTCAGGTTCTAGTAAAACAAGTTGCCACACTGACAACTGAAAAGCCACCGGGGACCGAAAGGTCCCTTTTTTATTGGCTTTTGATCATTTCCACTCCGCCAAGCAAGTAAATGCCGAATCTAGCGCAGTACGAGATCGAGCAACTCAGCCCTGAGGAGTACTCCAACTACCTCGCTTTTGGAGAGTCTTTGCTTCCAACCAAGCTCACGGAAGCGGAGTACGAGGAATACATCCTGGCCCAGCGAGAGTTTGACCTGTGAAAGATCTTAAGGTCTTCAATACCCACACTCTGGCTGATCTTCAGCAGATGATTGATCAGATCGAAGCCAGGTTAGAGAGGCTGCCAATTAAGTACCCAAACCCCAAGCGACTACATCGCACCTATGACGAAGAAGAGTCTTTCCGGTAATACTTTTGTTCCGGGTAAACCAAAGCGCACACACCAAGGTCAAGGAACTAGAAGTCTTCCAAAGAAAGGAAAGAAGCTTCTTAGGGGACAGGGTAAGTGATATCCAGTCTGCTCATTATCCTCATTATCCTATTCATCCAACCACCCGCTAACCATGTCTAAAAACCGCTACGTCTTCGATGCTGTCCTTGAAGGCTTCATCAATGTGTTTGAACCCTCTGGCAAGTTCAACAACTGCTGCTTTGCCTACCGGCTGCCGCCCTCCGTGCTGGAGCAGGCCGAAGCCGACCGCGAGGAGCTGCTGACCTGGGCCAAAACCAAGGTGGACAACCCCAACCGCATTGCCCTCAACCCCGCCAAGTGGGATGAGGAGGGTCTAGTCAAGTTCTCCTACGGCGGGGACACCGGCCGGCCTGAGCCTGTGTTTGTGGACACCGCTGGTCAGGCGGTGGAGAAGGCTGTCTTAAAGGAAGTCCGCAAGGGCACCAAGGTGCGCTTGATCGTGCAGCAGACCCCCTACACCAAGCCAGCTCTAGGCACCACCCTCAAGGTGCTGGGCGTCCAGATCGTGGAACTGGCCACCGGCAACGGGGCTGTGGACTCGGGCGACCTGAGTGCTGAAGACGTGGCAGCCCTGTTCGGGGAGGTCAAGGGCTTCAAGGCGGCGGAGCCTGCCGTGCGTCGGGCTGATTCCACTGCGGAAAGTGAGTACGAGTTCTGATGCCAGCCTTCCGATCCGGCCTAGAGGATCGGCTGTCGAAGCATCTAGAGAAGTTAAACGTTCCTTATCTTTTTGAGTGTTCCAAATTCTCTTATACAACTGAGTCTAAATATACGCCAGATTTCTTCCTTCCTAACGGGGTCATCATTGAAGCCAAGGGCTTCTTCAAACCTACCGATAGAAGGAAGATGTTGGCAGTAAAGGCCCAGCATCCAGAGCTTGATATCCGATTCGTATTCCAACGCAATAACACGATCTCTAAGAACAGCACAAGTACCTATGGGAGCTGGGCCGATAAACACGGCTTTCCCTGGTGCATCTTTCCGAATATCCCACCCGATTGGTTCACCCCCAAATGAGCAAAGAAAATCCCAACGCTTCTGATCAAGTGTTTGTAAGGCTCGATGCTTTCGTGGAGTCCCTTGAAGATGAAGGCTATGCCTTTGACTTCATTATGGATGTACTTCGAGATTACGTCGAAATAGCAGAAGATTATGTCCTCTGATGAGAACCAGTTTGTAGGGCATGAACCCTGTCCAAACTGCCCATCATCGGATGCGCTGGCCCGTTACTCCGACGGGTCAGCCTTTTGCTTTTCCTGTGGGCATCACATCAAGGGTGACGGCTCTATCCACCAATCCTCAAACCGATCGCGCCTTATGAACTACGCAGGGGACTTTGCCCCTATTAAGAGCCGACGACTAACCGAAGAGACCTGCCGAAAGTTCAACGTGCGCGTTGACTCCGGCCCTGTCATCCGCTTCCCCTACTACGATTCAACCCGCAACGTGGTTGGCTATAAGGAGCGGGACAAGGAGAAGAACTTCAGATGGACTGGTAAAAACAGTGAGCACCAACTGTTTGGCCAGCACCTCTGGGGCTCTGGTAAGTCGATTGTTATTTCAGAAGGGGAGATGGATGCCTTGAGCATTTATCAAGCCCGACCTACTTGGCCTGTCGTTAGCATCCCGAACGGTGCGAGCGCAGCGGCCAAGGATCTTAAACATCAGATCCCCTGGCTACTGGGGTTTGATGAAATCATCCTCATGTTCGATGGGGATGAAGCCGGCCTCAAGGCCACCCAGGAAGCGGCCAGCCTGTTTCCTCCTGATCGTGTTTTCATGGCCTCTCTAGGGTCATATAAGGACGCCTCCGAAGCTTTACAAGCAGGAGATACCGAGGCCATCCGTCAGGCCGTATGGAACAAGCGGAGTTATACCCCGCAGACCATCGTTGACGGGAGAGACCTCTATGCATTGGTGTCTTCTCCACTTCAGGGGAAGGACGCCGACTACCCCTACAAGGCTCTCAATGCAGTGACCTCAGGCCTACGCCTGGGCGAGCTGGTCACCGTTACTGCCGGTTCCGGCGTGGGGAAGAGCACCTTCTGCGGTGAGCTAGCGATGGCCTTGGTCAACCAGGGCTTTGCCGTTGGCTACATCGCCTTGGAGGAGTCACTGAAGCGGACAGCCCTACGGCTGATGACCGTTTCAGCCAACAAGCCTCTCCACCTATCCAACGACATCCCAGAGGAAGAGTTCGCGGCTGCCTTTAGTTCTTCTATTGGTAGTGGACGGGTCTACCTGCGGGATGGCTTTGGCTCCGTGGATCCCGATGTGATCCTCAATGACATCCGCTTCATGGTCAAGGCCAGGGATGTCAAGTTCGTCATCCTCGATCACCTCTCCATCCTGCTGAGCGGTAACGACACAGGGGATGAGCGGAAGATGATCGACGTAACGATGACCAAGCTGCGCTCCTTTGTGGAGGAGACAGGCATTGGCATGGTGCTGATCTCTCACCTGCGCCGCAGTCATAACGACAAGGGGCCTGAAGACGGATCAGCCATCAGCCTGCAAATGCTGAGGGGTAGTCACAGCATCGTGCAGCTTAGCGATCAGGTAATTGCCATTCAAAGATCCATTACTGAGGGGCAAAGCCTCGCTGAAGTTGTGGTTCTCAAGAATCGATTTACTGGTCAAACAGGTCCTGCTGGATTCCTGTCGTATGACAAGGACACAGGCCGGCTACTAGAGGGAGAGTCCAATCAAGTCATTAGCACCAACACACCAATTACCTATGACGACTTCTAGTCCCCATAAGATCTGCTTCTTCAAGAAAGAGGATTGCGCCCCATGCAATGGTGCGTCTGAAGCCTTGGATCGAGTCCTTGAACTGCATCCTGAATACAGCTATATCGTTACTGTATTCAAAAAGGAAAACCACCCAGCATTGGTGGCAGCTTACGAACTTGAAATGTACCCTACGGCAATCATCTTTGACGTGGATACCCATGAGCTGGCCAGGAAGATCGGAGGTAAGTTTCTTACTTATGATTGGTGGTCTGCTGCGTTAACCGCTATTCACAGCCGCAGAAATGAGGGAGAAGAGAGTTTTAACAAGGCTCAATACCATATTTGATGGGCTCATTTTTATCACCAACCTCTTCATTGTTGCAGGGGTTATTCACCATTGGTAGCTTATGAGATTAGCTTTTGACGTTGAGACTGATGGACTCCTTCGGGATTTGTCTACGGTCCACTGTCTAGTTACACAGGATCTTGATAGTGGCCAAGTGCTGCGTTACGACGATTCAGGTTCCCATGAATCCATTACCACCGGCATCAATATCTTGCTGGAGGCCGAGGAGCTATGGGGCCACAACATCATTGGGTATGACTTCGAGGCCATCCGTGAGGTGTATCCGTACTTCAACCCAGAACAGAAGGTTTACGACACCCTGATCCTTTCTCGCCTGTTCTTTACGGACATCATGGATCGGGACTTCAGGAGTAAGCCACCCAACATGCCGGCACAGCTGTTTGGCCGCCATTCCCTGGAAGCCTGGGGCTATCGCCTCGGCTGCCTGAAGAGTGAGTATGGCAAGCAGCTCAAGGGTGACTGGAGTACCTACACCCCAGAGATGCTGGACTACTGCGCTCAAGACGTTGAAGTATCAGTTGCACTAAGCCAACTCTTTCAGCCCAAGCTGGAGAAGTATGCCGACTGCATCAGGACCGAGCATGAGATTGCCCGGCTCATGTCTTGGCAGGAGCGGGAGGGATTCCCCTTCGATGAACAGAAGGCCCACCAGCTGGAAGGAAAGCTACGGGTAGAACTTGAACAGCTCTCAGACGAGATGCGATCCACATTTCATTTTGTGGATGGAGGTAATTTCACCCCGGCCCGCCCCAACCAAACACGAGGGTATGTGTCCGGCGCTGAGTTCTGCCGCCTCAAAGAGTTCAACCCAACCTCCAGGCACCACATTGCTTTTGCTTTCAAATGGTTCAGAGGCTGGGAGCCGACTGAGTTCACCGAGACCGGAACCCCGAAGATCGACGAGACGGTGCTCAAAGAGATAGGCACCGAGGAATCTCTCAAGTTTGGCCGGATCCTGGAGCTACAGAAGCACCTTGGTCAGCTGAGTGAGGGTGCTAATGCCTGGCTGAAGAAGGTGGAGAAGGATGGCCGTATCCATCACTCCTGCATTCTCAATACAGCCACGGGCCGTATGGCCCACATGAAGCCCAACTTGGCTCAGGTCCCATCGGATCATGAGTACCGAGAACTTTTCCATGCTGGAGCTGGTAGGAAACTTGTATCAGCTGATGCTGCTGGCCTGGAGCTGAGATGCCTAGCGCACTACCTCAGCCGCTGGGACCAGGGAAAGTTCGGTAAGGAGCTGCTAGAGGGTGATATTCACACCCACCTGGCCAAGATCTACGGAACCGATAGATCGACTGGCAAGACTGTTACTTACTGCATGATCTACGGCGGTGGAGATGCCAAGTTAGGCGCCTCTGCTGGAGCTGAGAAGGGTTCTGCTACCAAGCGTGGCAAAGACATCCGCGCCAAGGTTCTGGCCAACCTGGCTGGCTTTAAGCAGCTCTCAGAAGCTGTTACCAGCCGCGCTGAAAGCGGTGTGATCAACGGTATTGATGGCCGCCCCATTCGTATTAAGAAGCCCCACGCTGCACTCAATTACCTACTCCAGTCATGTGGAGCGGTTATCTGCAAGCTTTGGGTCATACGAGCTAATGAATTAGCTAAAGAAGCCGGATTCGACTACTGGCCTGTGGAATTTGTCCATGACCAGATGAGTTGGAGCGTAGCTCCTGGGGATGTTGATAAAGCCCTTTACTGTATTACTGCTGCTATTAAGGATGTGGAAACAGCTCTCAGTTTTAGATGTCCTCTCGATTGCGACCCCAAGTCAGGAGACGACTGGAGCCAAGTTCACTAAGCCTTGTAGAAAATGCGGAGAGGATAAAGTTCTAGAGGCATTTCCTCTTTTCTCTACTTCTGAGGCTGGTCGCAAGAATACATGTAAACAGTGCTCTAAAGAACTTTCTGTAGTCCGCACAAGGCTCAGGAAGATGCATCCAGCACCTTCACCTGGTATTTGCCCAGTCTGCGAATTACACACAGATTCCTGGGTCTTAGATCATAACCATATGGCTGAGACCTTTAGGGGGTACATCTGCAACTCGTGCAACCTGGGCTTTGGGAAATTCAATGATGACCCAAGGATTTTAGAGCGTGCTCTTCTTTATTTACTCAATTCCACTCAACCAAGTGAATCCATTAAAGCTACTGATTGACGCTGACTACTTCTTCTACCGAGCGGCCTCTGCCAGCGAGGAGGAGCATGACTACAACGAGGAACTGACCGTAATCGTTGGAGACTTCAAGAAAGGAAAGAAGATTGTCCAACAGGAGCTGACCAGGCTCCAGGACCGCTTTGATACCAAGGATCTGCTGCTGACCTTCACCGATAGGGTCAACTTCCGCAAGTCCATTGACCCCTCTTACAAGGGGAACCGAGTCAAGCGCAAACCATGCGGCTATCTCCGGCTTAAGGAGTGGGGGATGGAGACCTATCCCTCAATAATGAAGCCTGGCCTGGAGGCTGATGATGTCTGCGGAATCCTGGCCACCAATGGCAGCCTCCCCAGCTTTGTTCTTATCTCGCCTGATAAGGACATGCAGCAGGTTGCTTGCCGGATCTATGACCTGAAGAACGAGTTTGACCAGAGCCCCGAAGCGGCTCGACGGAAACTCTTCGAGCAGTGCCTAACTGGTGACCAGACAGATGGTTACAGCGGCTGCGTTGGCGTAGGCCCTAAGCGAGCAGAGCAGATCCTGGATGGCTGTAAGAACAAGGACTATTGGCCAGCGGTAGTCGAAGCCTTTGAGAAGTCAGGGCAAAGCTACGAAGATGCCCTTAGAAACTTGCGTCTTGCACGGATTCTACAGGCTGCTGATTGGGATTCCGAGGGTCAAGTACCAATACTGTATCAGCCCTAATGGCTTTCTATTACTTATTCTTCTTTACTATTATAGCTCTTGCAGTACTAGATCAAAACTTAGTTAGATGGGCCATTCTACAGGTCCAGCGGCTGGAGCTTGCCGTAGAGATGTTTGCATTTCGTATACGTCTGGAGTGGCAAATCCGCAGAGACTTCAAGGACATAAACAAGTACATGCGGATGGCTGAAGAGATGCGTAAGGAGCTTGGAATTGATGAAGCTGACTGACACTGAAATTAAGCTATTCCTCCACTACCTCCAAAACCGCAAGCAATACAAACCTTGTGGTCAGATCCTTGGCTATCCGGTATGGCAGGAATGGATGAACACCACAATTCAAAAACTTACCGACGAACTTAATCCATGAGCAAGTATTCACCTGAGCATTACCAAACAGGAGTCATTGAGACCTGGGACTTCATAGCTGACCAACAACTGGACTTCTTCCTTGGCAACGTTGTCAAGTACATCTGCCGGGCCGGTAAGAAGCCTGGAGAAGATGAGATCGACGATCTATTGAAAGCTAAGCAGTACATCGATAAACGCATCGATCTCCTAATCAAAACTATTTGATCACCACCGCCGCAGTTACCGCTATGACCCGCACCACCCCAGACCTCTTAAGCCAGGCTATTGAATTTCGTTCTTTGATGGGACAGCCCATCGGAACCACTCAGGAGTCAATCCTGGAGATGCAAGCAGACCTAATCTTTGAAGAGTTTTATGAGTTCTTCGATGCATATGATGTTGCCCAAGCTATCCCACGTAGTGACGAAGCAAGAGCTGATGCGTTGAAGGAGCTTGCTGATCTTGTTTACGTCTGCTTTCAGTTTGCAGCTGCGATTGGCTGGCAGCTAGATGAAGCTTTAGACCGAGTTCATAAGAGCAACTTGTCCAAGCTTGTAGATGGAAAGCCCCTGAGGCGTGAGGACGGGAAAGTTCTCAAAGGCCCTGATTACCAACCACCTTACCTCAACGATCTCACTTAATATGTCCACTGCTCAAACTATTGCTCGCACTGGCCGAGTTCAATCATGGATTGATAATCCAGAATCAAGGCTTCCAGTCAGCTGCACGGTATTTGTCGTGGAAGATGAGATGGAAGGCCCTAATGGCATTGAGGCCAGCTGGCGCTTTGCTTCCTATGCCCTGCGCTATGGGGCTGGGTGCGCTATCCACTTATCCAAGCTACGGCCCAGAGGTGAAGAGAATGGTAGGGGCCTAGTGGCCTCTGGCCCGGTTTCCTTTGGGAAGATCTACTCGACGCTGAACGAGATTCTCCGCAGAGGTGGAGTCTACAAAAATGGTGCGATTGTTCTGCACCTTTCGCTAGATCATGCAGACATCCTGGAGTTTGTTAATGCTAGTAGAGCTGAACTTCCCTGGGTGAAGCGTTGTGTAAATCTGACTGCCTACCAGTGGGAGCAGGCCAGCCGTGAAGTGAAGGATGCCATTCTATCTGGTATTGCACGTGGTGATATCTGGTTAATGAAGAGCAGGGTTGATGCAAGAGGCAACCGGATCTACGGGAACGTCTGCTTAGAAGTTCTGCTGCCAAGTCGTGGCACTTGCTTGCTGCAACATGTCAATCTTGGGGCCTGTAACATCGAAGACATTGAACCTGCTTTCGTAGCAGGAATGTCTGAGCTATGTGCGCTGCACTCAAAGACTGGCGTCGGGGATTCGGGGGAGTACTTAAGTTCTGAGATTGACCGTCAGGTAGGACTTGGGATGCTTGGTCTGGCCAATCTCTTGGCTAGGTATGGAATCTCTTATGCCGTATTTGGTGAAGCTCTAGAGATTATTAACTCTGGAGTTCCCTACGAGCGTACCCCTGCTTTGCTTCTGGCAAATGAGTTTGAGCGTGGCATCCAGGCTGCTGCTCAAGTGGCCAGGGTGGCTGGTATGGAGCGGGCCTTTGCCATTGCTCCTACAGCCTCCTGCAGCTACCGCTACAAGGATCTGGATGGGTTTACTACCTGCCCAGAGATTGCTCCTCCTATATCCCGTAACGTTGACCGTGATAGCGGGACGTTTGGGGTGGAGAGCTTTGACTATGGAAACGTAGAGATCGCTGCAGAGGTCGGGTGGGAAGCCTACAAGTCAGTGGCTGATGGCATTGTTCGGATGCTTGATCGCACTGGTCTGCTGCATGGATACAGCTTTAACAGTTGGTCCGATGTCGTCACTTACGACGATACCTTTGTAGAGGAGTGGCTTAAGTCGCCACAAACATCTCTCTACTATTCGCTCCAGGTAATGCCTGACACCCTCCGCAAGGATGATGTGTCATCGATTCTGGACGATGAATATAAAGACATCTTCGCATTTGAAGAGGACGATGAATACTGTGTATCTTGCGCTGAGTAATGTCAAAGTATCTAGAAATTGTTGCACGTAAACGAAAGTGGACCCCAGTGGCTGTCGATAAAGGCACCCTGGTAGATGGATCGGAAGAGGCCCTGTATCGAGCCCTATCCCTGCGCTGCCTTGAGATTCCTGTTAAGGACTTCCTGCAGCAAGGACTTGAGAAGGAGCTGCCCCCGATTCCGGGGGTGGCTGAGGCTCTGATGTCAAACCAACTGGATGAAGACAAACACGACCTTGGTCTTAATTACGTTGTTGCTGCTCATGGCAGCGACAGCAAATCTGAACGGGAGGCTGAGAAAATCAAGGCCACATGGCTGGCAGCCCCAGAGCATCCCCTGCTTAAGGCTTCGATCCTTGAAAGATCCGTCTTCTTCGTTCTGCTTCCCTTCTTCCGTTTCAACGGAGATGTGGGGATTAGGACCCTGGCAGCGGATATCTCGCGGGATGAACAGACCCACGTTGCCCTCCACGGCATGGTCTGCCATGACCTTGGTCTGAAGACTACCCAAAACCTTAACCGTCTCCGTAGGGCCACAGTGGCCTGGGTGATGGAACCTCTTAAATCAAACGTAGAGAACAAGTGGCTCGATAAAGAGTTCTGGCTTAAGCAATCTGATTCGCTCTATGCAAACGGTAAGGCCGAAGGCCTAGCCGATACGCAACGGGCACGGATGCCAGCATTCTTTGAGGCCAGCAATGTCAACTTACCCGCATATGGCTGACGCCCTTTCTCCATCTGATGTGTTCGCTGGTGATGCGCCAATCACCAAGCTACTAGACAAATTAGATGGTGCGTTTCCACTTTATAACCCAAACCCCGACGACAGCTTGGCAAAGATCATGTTCTTAGCTGGACAGCGATCGGTCGTCGAGTTTATTAAATCAACTATTGAGGATTAAACCCATGTGCATGAGCACTCCAGACATTCCTGATATGCCGGCTCCTGAGCCCGCACCTCCTATCCCTCCTGCAGCTCCAGCCCCCATCACTCCTGATTCTGGCCCCCCTGCTCCCACTCCCATTGTCAAAGATGCCGAATCGGGAAATGTCAAGGCAAAGAACTCCAAGCGTCGTGAGATCCAGCAACTCGCCCAAGGCACTGGCTCTCTTGCTATTCCCCTGGCCGGTACCACAGGAGGAGCGTACAAGAAAGGAGGCCCAGGCCTCTCTATCCCTACCTGATAAATGAAAGAATCTGCCCTGTCTAGGTATCAATACCTCACTACAGACCGGGAACAGTTCCTTTGGATTGGCCGAGAAGCGGCCTACCTAACTTTGCCCTATCTCCTCACCGAGAACGGTCATACTCAAGGTGGGCCTCTCCATACTCCGTGGCAATCCGTCGGGGCTAAGGGCGTCAACGTGCTCAGCTCGAAGCTGATGCTGAGCCTCTTCCCAATCAACACCAGCTTCTTTAAGCTGCAGATCAATGATGGCGAGCTGAATACTCCCGAACTTCAAGACCCCAAGGTACGGTCAGAGATTGACCTATCCCTGTCGAAGATCGAGAGGATCATCATGCAACAGCTGGGTGAGTCCAGCGATCGTGTGATGCTTCACGCAGCCATGAAGCACTTGGTCGTCACTGGTAATGCCCTTGTGTATGCCGGGAAGAAAGCCCTTAAAGTGTTCCCACTAGATCGCTATGTCGTCAGCCGTGACGGCGATGGCACAGTAACTGAAATACTTACCAAGGAGATTGTTGATCGTAGTCTCCTGCCTAAGGAGTTCCAAACAGCTATTCCTGGTGAAGATGTTAATTCTCCAGGAGAAGACGGTCCTAAGTTCGGCGTTGGTTCTGCCGGTAATAAAGGCCGGTCTTCTGATGCTACTGTCTATACCTACGTCAAACTAGAAGACGGTCAGCATAAGTGGTACCAGGAATGCGATGGTAAAGAGATCTCTGGTTCTCGCTCACAAGCTCCAATCAAAACTAGCCCTTGGCTGGTCTTGCGTTGGAATGTCGTGGACGGTGAAAGCTACGGGCGTGGCCGCGTAGAAGAGTTCATCGGTGACCTCAAGAGCCTTGAAGGTCTTATGCAGTGTATGGTCGAAGGATCAGCAGCTGCCGCCAAAGTTGTCTTTCTGGTATCTCCTTCAGCCACTACTAAGCCACAGTCTTTAGCTAAGGCTCAGAACGGTGCAATCATCCAGGGCCGTCCTGATGATGTAGGCGTTGTTCAAGTCGGTAAGACTGCGGACTTCAGGACTGTGCAGGAGATGATCCAATCTCTGACACAGCGACTTTCGGATGCATTCCTTGTACTTCAAGTACGTCAATCGGAGCGCACCACCGCGAGCGAAGTCCAAGCCGTCCAGCAGGAGCTGAACGAGCAGTTGGGTGGGATTTTCGGGAATCTAACTACCGAACTATTACAACCCTATCTGCTTCGTAAGATCAGCCAACTGCAACGCAGTAAGGCTATTCCTCCTCTGCCAAAAGGCCTTGTGATGCCAACTGTTGTGGCTGGTCTCAATGGTATTGGTCGTGGTCAAGATCGTGCTGCTCTTATTGAATTTATCTCCACCATTGGGCAATCAATGGGCCCAGAGGTAATGATGCAGTACCTCAACCCACAAGAGTTCCTTAAGCGCTTAGCAGCTGCCAGCGGTATCGATTACCTGGAGCTTGTCAAGACAGAGGAGCAACTCAGCCAGGAACAACAGCAAGCCCAGCAACAGCAAATGATGGGAACTCTTGCCAGCCAGGCAGGGCAGCTCGCCAAATCACCACTAGGAGAACAACTAATCAATGGCCAACAGCAACAGCAACAACCAGCAGCCGCCGACCCAGGGACGCAGCCGGGCCCGGAAGCCTGATGGGAAGTTCAAAGGAGATAATCCTGAGACCCCCAATCTCAATGAGGCCTGGGTACCAACAGAGGTAGCCGAAGGTCTCCCCAAAGAGGTTGACTACAGCATTAAACCTAAGGTTACCGGCACATCACAGCCAACCGCAGGTAAGTATTCCAAAGACTCAAATCCAATCCGCCCAACGTTTGGCGGTGTAACCACCATTCAATACTAATATGCCTACTACCGTTTTTGACCCCTCTGAGGGTGTATCCACTAACCAACAGGCAGCCGAAGCAGCAGCCCTAGAGCAAGGTGAAAAGCTTGCCCAGATTGCCCAGCAGGATCAAGAATCCAGGTGGGAACAGCAGGCAAGGGATCAGGAAAACCCTGCTTTAATTGGAGGAAAGTTTAAGTCCCAGGAAGACCTCTTGAAGGCCTATGAGGCCCTCCAAAAGAAGCTAGGCAATAAAGATCAAGAAGAGGAAGATGAGCCCGTAGAGGGCGATACAGATGCCACTGAGGAAGCTCCTAAGAATGAGTCTACCTCTGAGGCTGTATCTCTGATGACTCGTCTTGGTGAGGAATATGCCAAGAATGGGGACCTATCTGAGGCTGATGTAGATCAGCTTACCCAGCTGGATAGCAAGGAGCTAGTTTCTGCCTACATTGAATACTATAAGAGTGGTCAGCAGAAAGCTCAAGTACAAGCTACTACTGAGAGCCAAGTGGCTGAGGTGGTTGCTTCTGTTGGTGGTAAGGATGCTTACGCTGAGATGATCTCTTGGGCGGTCGATAACCTCGACCAAGCAGAGATCGACAGCTATAACTCTGTTACCAATAGCGGTAACCCTGCAGCTATTAAGTTTGCCGTAGAGGCCCTGAGTAACCGTTACCGGAATAGCGAAGGCTTTGAGGCTCCACTCGTCTCTGGTCGCAAAGCGGATAGCGGGCCCAAGCCTTACCGTAGTCAGGCCGAGCTTGCACGTGATATCGCTAATCCTCTCTATCAACAAGATCCTGCCTTCCGTGCTGATGTTGAGGATAGGCTCTCACGTAGTAAAGATCTTCTCTAATTAGTCCATCTATTCCCCACCTTCTTGCGCGTGTTGGTGGGGCTTGCCGTAGCAGTCATATACAAGTCCTTTGTTGATTTAACATGATTCCAATTCTAACAACTCTGACCATTATTAGCTCTTGGTACGGCCCTGGTTTCCACGGTCACCGAACAGCTAATGGGGAACGATTCAATCAGAATGCTCTAACTGCTGCTCACAGAACACTACCGTTCGGGACCAGACTTAAGGTCTGCTTCAGGCGCTGTGCTGTTGTGCGAGTCAATGATCGAGGACCTTATGCTTATGGCAGGTCTATTGATCTGAGTAAACGAGCAGCTGATCTCATCGGGCTTACTGGCTCTGGTGTTGGAAGAGTTGCTATTACGCGACTCAGTTAAACCTAAACGGATTGGAGGCACCTCAGAGTAGGACCTCCTTTCTATTGCCCGTGTCCGTGGCTTAGTAACGGCAAAACTGCAAACCCCTCCCAGAGGGGGACAGGTATGGATCTCTGTTTTCTCCTTGCTGCTTTTAGCGCAGGGCTATCTTTCAACTTGGTCTAATGGTATGACTCTGGTATCCAAAACCAGAAGCGGTGGTTCGATTCCATCAGTTGGATTTGCCCGTGCCCGTGGCTTAATAACGGCAAACCTTGCAAGGGTTCATAACCTAGGTCTATACAGATAAGAATCTACTAGTAGGAGGAAGCCCGTTACGACGGATAACTTTCACTGAAATGGATTTGATCGGAAGACCGACCAATTCAATCTTTCTCCTTCTTGACTAATGACTAACATTGCAAACCTGTCGCGGCCTAATGCCGTAAACGGCAGTCAGTCCAACGCTTACGCTGATAAGTACGCAACCGCTCTTAAGCTGTTCTCGGGTGAAGTGTTCACCGCGTTCAACGCAGCCTCTATCGCTAAAGGCCTTGTCCGCTCCTACACCCTCCGTGGTGGCAAGAGCAAGCAGTTCCTGCTGACCGGAACCCTTGGGGCTGGTTACCACACTCCTGGTACCCCCATCCTGGGTGATACCGCCCTCAAGGCAAACGAAAAGACCATCCTCATGGATGATCTGCTGATCTCCAGCCAGTTTGTCTATGACCTCGATGAGGTTCTTTCCCAATACTCGACCCGTGCGGAGATCTCGAAGCAGATCGGCGAGGCTCTTGCCAAGCACTATGACCAGCGCATCTTCCGCGTCCTGGACATCGCTTCCCGCGAAGCCTCTGTTGTGACCGGCGAGCCCGGTGGCTTTGAGGTCAAGCTGGGTGCTGGCAACCAGTACAGCGCTCAGGCCATCGTTGATGGCTTCTTCGAGGCAGCTGCTGTCTTGGATGAGCGTAATGCTCCGATGGATGGTCGCGTTGCTGTGCTGTCTCCTCGTCAGTACTACAGCCTGATCTCCTCTGTGGATACCAACATCCTGAACCGTGAAATCGGTAACAACCAGGGTGACATGAACAGCGGCACTGGCCTTGTGTCCATTGCTGGTATTCGTATCTTCAAGTCGAACAACCTCCCCTTCATGGCAGCCTATAACACCGCTGTTACTGGTGAGAACAACGACTATGCAGATGCTAATGCTACTTGCGCTGGTCTGATATTCCACCGCGAAGCTGCGGGCGTTGTTGAGGCTGTCGGCCCCAGCATTGAGACCACCTCCGGCGACTTCCATGTCCAGTATCAGGGCGACCTGATCGTGGGCAAGCTTGCCGTTGGCGTTGGCTCCCTCCGTACCAGCGTTGCTGGTTCGCTTCAAGCTAAAGCCTGATATTTAGCCCTAGGCCCTTCGGGGCCTTTGGGGCCTCCCATTCCCCCTAACAATAAATGGCCACTACCTACAAGTACACAAAGCTCCAAGCAGTCAACATTATCCTTTCCAACATTGGTCAGTCTCCAGTAACCACACTGTCGTCTGTAAACCCAATGGTTTCTACGGCTGTGGGTATTCTAAATGAAGTTACCACTTCCGTTCTTGGAGAGGGTTGGACCTTCAACACCGAACGTGCATATCCATTGCTGCCAGATAACGATGGTCATATTCTGGTGCCTGAGAATGTCATCTCCTATGACTCTCACCCAAATAGCTATCAGGACCTAGTTACTCGCAATGGGCGTCTCTACGACAAGATCGCCCATACAGATGTATTTTCAGGGGAAATTGAACTTGATGTTGTCTGGTTCTTTGACTTTGAGGATCTGCCTCAGTCAGTTCGTAACTACATTACTGTCAGGGCCGCAAATGTCTTTGCAGGTCGCGTAGTTGGATCTTCTGAAGCTGTCCGCTTTGGGCAACAGGAAGAAGCCCTAGCCAGGGCAGAGCTGCTGGAATATGAAACTCAACAGGGAGACTATTCCTTCTTCCAATCTGCTGATGGTACAACCCCTATTAGTACCTATACACCAATTCAAGTAATCTCTCGCTACTGATATGGCTGCAATCTCTCAACAAATACCTAATCTGCTGGGAGGTGTCAGCCAGCAACCTGACTCAATCAAGCTTCCTGGTCAGGTAAGGGAGGCTATCAATGCCCACCTAGACCCAACGTTTGGTTGCTCTAAGCGTCCGCCAACCAAGTACATTGCCCAGCTAGCTAATAATGTCCCGGCAACGGCCAGGTGGATCCCTGTTTTCAGGGATTCAACTGAACGGTATGTGATGTGCCTGTATAACTCAGGTACTAACGTTATTGTTCGTGTCTGGGACACATCAGATGGTGCAGAACGTACTGTTACCGTTAGTGATCAATCCAGGCAGTATCTTCAAGCTGCGTCTCTTGATAGTATTAACGCTATTACTATCAATGATTACACCTTCATCGCTAACTCCGAAAGGATCGTTACGATGTCTGGAGACGAAAGCACCAAGCGTTCTAATGAAGCCTTGGTAGTAGTAGATACTATTTCTTATAATACCAATTACGCTATTGACTTCAGTAATGATGGAGCAACCGCTCAGGTCAAGAAGTATAAGGCTAAAGCATTAACCATATCTCCTGGATCCTATGAGGTGGATGATGCTGGTGTGTGTACCAATAATGGTGCCCAGACCTTCTCCAATTTGTCTGGAGGTACAGGAGGTATAGGACTAGGGTTTCGAGTCGTTAACCAGTGTGCAGCCTACCTTACTGGTTCAGGAGCTTCCGCTAAATATATATCCCGATATACCTGCTCTGTAACCCTCATCAATGGTGGTGAGAATTGGAGAGTTGGAGATACGGTTACTGTGACTGTGAACGGCAAGAGCTTTGTAATCACAGTTACTGAAGAAGAGTTCTTCTATGTCTATGCAGCCGATGGCACTGCGGTAGCTACTACACCAGTAGATACAAGTGCTGGTCAGCTTACTGTTGGCACTGTAGTCTCCAATCTTGTTACAGCAATCAACGCGCTAACAAGATATACAGCAAAGGGTGTAGGTAATGTCATCCATATTGTCCGAAATGACAGCAGAGACTTTGCCCTCTCTACTAGGGGTGGTATTACCAATAAGGCTCTCTATGCCATTAAGAGTACTGTTAATGATATCTCTAGACTCCCACCTCAATGCGTTGATGGCTACATCCTAAGGGTTTCTAACCTAGATCAAGCTAATGGCGACGACTACTATGTTCGCTTTATTGCTGATACTGCTGGTGTACCAGGTAGCGGCAGCTGGGAAGAGACGGTAAAGCCTGGTATTCCTGTGGCTCTTAACGCCTCCACTATGCCTCAGGCTTTAATCCGACTGTCGTCAGGTGGCTTTCAACTAAGGCCTCTTAGCCCTGAATATAGCGACACTAATAGTTGGGCTCAAAGAGATGTAGGCGACGATACTACCAACCCCATTCCCAGCTTTGTCGGTAAGAGCATATCTAATATGTTCTTCTTTGCCAATCGATTTGGTGTTCTTTCTAAGGATACTGTCGTGATGACTCAGCCTGGTGACTACTTTAACTTTTTCACAGGCTCCGCCATTGCTGTCAGTGAGGCAGATCCACTTGATCTAGCAGCCTCAGCTACCAAGCCAGCCAATCTAATGGCGGCTGTTGGCACATCCACTGGGTTGGTGCTGTTCTCTGAGAATGTTCAGTTCTTGCTTTCAAGCTCAGAGACTTCATTCTCCACTGCCAACGCAAAGCTTACTGAGCTATCTAACTACTCATACAACTCAGTAGCACTTCCAGTTGATACTGGGGTGTCAATTACTTTCCCATCTTCCACGGATACAGCAACTCAAGTATTTGAGATGGCTGTTACGTCGGTTGATAACCGCCCACAGGTAGCAAGTATTACCAGGGCCATCCCGACATACCTGCCATCGGGAATGAAGTTTTCTTCAGTTACTCCCAATAACTCTCTATTCCTATTTGGAGATCAGTCTAATTCACTATATGTATTTAGCTTCTTCAACTCTGGTAACGAGAGGAACCTAGCAGGGTGGGCAAAATGGGTCTATCCAGGTTCTGTGTTACTACATGCCTTTGATAAGGATACTGCATTTGCAGTACTTAAGATCAATGGCAATCCTGTCCTTGTACGTAGTGAGCTGAGAGATAGCCCAGTAGGAAGCCCCATCCTTGCCAATGGTAAGTACTTTGATCCACGCCTGGATCTCTACGTACAGAAGTCAAAGACAACCATTGTTGCGGGTGCTACTAAATCTAAGGTCTATTTGCCCAGTGGATCTTATGCCGCTGGCTTGACTTCTTGTGTGATCTTCACCAGTGGTACTAATGCTGGTACGTTCCAGCTGCCCACAGTTCTGCAAGATGGTACAGGCTATTACGTAGAGCTTAATAATGACTTAGTTGCCACTGACTTTTATGTTGGTGTCACCTACGAGATGCTTGTCTCTCTACCCTCATTCTATGTAACTACCCAGGACAGAAGCGATAAGATCAATAATCCAGTCATTGAGACTGTCTACATTGATACTTTCTATACAGGACTTCTCACGGCAACTATCAATCGCAAAGGCTATGACCAGATTGATATTGACCTAGACAATAGTCCTGCTGATACGGCTTTGGCAAACTCTCCTCTAGTTGAAGAGATCAATAGGTCTGTCTTGAATCCTTACTGCCTTGGTAAAGATCTACATATTACCATTAAATCTTCTACTCCATTGCCTGTAACTCTGAGTTCCTACGGCTGGTCTGGCCACTACAACAACCGTGGAGTTTCTATTATTCGATGAGTAATTATTGCCGCACTGCCACCTACGCTGACTGCTTTGAGTTGGCTAGAAACCTACGGGCTGAGGACTTAAGGGAGGTGGAGGGCTTGGGACATCCCAGGTTTGCCATCCCCCTTAGCCTTGGTTTTAGTGAAACTGCTGTCTCTTTCTTTGCAAAAGATGGCTCACTTGCTGGCGTAGCAGGTATTGTCCGCCAATCAGATGATGTAGGTGCTATCTGGATGTTATGCACCCCAGTAGTTCAAAAGTATCCAGTCACCTTTGTACGAGAAGCGGTTGCGTGGGTTAACTCAATTAAAGGCTACAAGCTTTTATGGAATATCGTTGATCAACGCAATACTATCCACCTAAAGCTCCTCAAAAAACTAGGCTTTAGGGCTATAAAACAGCTCAACCTAGGCCCCCAGTTCCTTCCATATTTAGAGATAGTAAAACTATGTGCTTAGCAGCAGGTATGTTCGGCGCTTCGGCGGCGACTGCGGCTGCTGTTTCTGCAACAACTGGTGTGGTGTTGAGCCTAGCCAGCATGGGTCTTAGTATTCAGCAAGCCCAGCAATCTGCCAACATGCAGGTTAATATGGCCACGCAACAGCAGGAGCTAGCCAATAGGCAAGCTCAGCAACAGGCTTTTACTGAGAGAGCCCAGCAAGTTCAACGCCATAAAGCAGAAATAGCAGCCCAACAAACTCAGGTTAATCAGTACTATAAGCAAGCTACCAATATCAACCAGGCGGCTAATGCCTCCTTTACAGCAGAGCAAGTAAAGCTAAACGAAGCTCGACAGAAGACTATGTTCGAGCGTCAGAACCTACTTGCCAAGTCTATTGGTGCTAAAGGATCCATCCTGGCTACTGGTGCTACTGGCCAATCAGTTGGCCTTTTGATGAATGATGCTGACCGTCAGTACGGTTTCGCTGCAGCTCAGCATGACGCCTCATTGGAATCAGCTCTCCAGCAAGCCGGCGTGAATATGGATCAGATTGGTATTCAACAGCAATCATCCCTCAATCAAGCTGCTTCTCAAGTTGCAGCACCAATCCAGGCCCCACAATTTGCCGCTACTCCTGTTGGAATCGGTAAGAACCTTGGCTTGGGCATTCCTTCATATGGGTGGGCATAATGGCGCGGATTCCTAAAGTTGAAGCGGCTGGAGTTCAGTTTGAACGATCTGCCCAGTCACGTACATTTAACCCCGAAGTAGTTGGAGATTTCTCAAAGCAGGCTGCTGCCCCCTCGCTCAGCGCTTTACGTGATGCAGAGACCGCTGCTAGGGACCTACAGCGACAGCAAGGTCTTGACCGTGGCTACGAGAGCCTCCAGCAGACATCTGCTCAGGCTGAATTAAACCAGAAGAATGCCACCACTAATGCCATCCTCAAGTTCACTGACTTTGCCTTAGGAGTACCTAGTGCGCTTAAAGCAAAGCTTGATGCAGCCGAGCAAGAAGATGCCAAAAAACAGAAGCAGACGCAAGCGGTTCAGGCCATGTTTGGCAACCGACCGCAGGCTGCTGCTCAACGAGATGCCCAGACAAAGGTAGAAGTCCAGGCAGAAGGTTTAGCAATCCAAAAGGTTGCCACTGGCTTGGAAAACGATGGGACTACTACCTCCCAGACCGTAGCTCACCAGTTGCGGGATTCAAACCCAGCCAAGGCACTAAACCGCCTTGAGGGGAATGTCTATCAAGCCAAGGCTGCTTACCCACAGTTCCTTCTTGATGCTTGGAATCAGCTTCCTGACGATCAGAAGCCAAGGACTGGAGATCAAATGGATGCCTGGATAGGAGCCACCAGCGGCGTCTTTGCCGAGGCAACGGGCCTTTGGAAACAGCCAGACGCGCTCTTGTCTGACATTGCTCCAGAGCTTCTACAGGTAAGACAAGCCTTCATCAGTGCCAAGCTCAATCAAGTTATCAAGGACGATCAGGCTGCAAACCTCAAGCTTGCAACTAACCAGATCTCTTTGATTGCAGATGACTCAAAGCTTTCTGTAGCTGAGAAGATTTCCAAGGCAGAATCCATACTCCTTAACGGCAACGTTGGCCTTCAGGGCCGCTCACGCGCCTCTAACGATAAGTTGATGGAGCTTCTGATTGGAGAAGCAGTAGTTAATAGGGATACCAAGTTCATTCAGGAGCTTCGTAAGCAAGAGAAGGTGCCTGGTGTCAGATGGGGTGACGAGTACGACGCACAGCTAGATGCAGCTGAGGAGGACATCCGTAAAGGTGCAATCCAGGAGTACAACCTCAAGAACCAGGAGAACACTATCTCCATGAAGAAGTCGGTTCAGTTCTTCTATGACGACCCAACCCCAGAGAATCGCCGGAAGGCTGTCGAAAGCTTGCGGGCGTTAGGAACGGAGGAGGCCCTTAAAGAGGCGGAGCGTCTGACAGAGAACGGGCTCGGCTACGACCCACAGGCCAAGTTCCAACTAATGGAGATGGTGGCCAGTGGTAGGCAGCCGTCTGACTCTCTCCTTAAGTCCATGCTGGATGCTGGAACTATCAGTGCTGCTGAATACAAGCAGTTCGCTAAACCAGCTGCAACTAAGGAAGGAGAGAAGAAGCTGGACAAGTTTATGTCAAGCATTAGCTCCGGACTCAAGTCTGCCATGAAGGGCAAGGCTAAGGAAGGAGACTTATCGCCAACTGTAAGTGCTGAATTGGCACTACGTCACCCCATGCTTATGGAGGAATTACGTAGTCAGTTGGCAGCTGAAGTTGCTGTTAGACCAGCCCTTGCTAACGATCCTGTCGAACTTGGCAGGCTTGCTGAGGTTAAGACCAAGGCGCTTCTCCAGCGACCAGAATATAAAATTGATCTAGACCCCAAGGGTGGTTACCACTTCCAGGGAGACCTATCCGTTGATAAGCGGGTGTCTCGGATCACTGTTGCCCCTGGTGTGCAGGACTTCTCCAGGTTCAAGCCTGAAGAGATCTTTGGATCTCTGAAGTTTCCAAGGTCAGTCATGGATGCAAGGAAAGATAAGTTCCTTCCTGTGTCAGTTCTTAAAGCTGATATTAAAAAGGTTTTAGCCGGTCAAAGCCCGTCTAACCAGACTCGACTTATTGCCAAGAACCTAGGTCTTAGCGATCAGGCTTTTATAGATGGTCAGCTTCGAGTTAATGGACTACCAGGCCTGCTTGCTTTGAGAGAAGAAGCAAACCCAGGAGCATCCGGTGGAAACATCAAGGACGCCGCCCACGGTATGAGAACCCTTGAACAAATGGGTTTCCCGAGGCGTGGAGCTGCTTACCTGTCTGGAAATATTCAACAGGAAAGCACATGGCATGGCACTCGTTCTTGGGGCCAGGTTGCTGGTGATGGTTCTAGTAGGAATGGTGGCATTGTTTCTTGGGCTTCTTTCCCAGGCAAGCCAGCCAGGCTTGGCGCCATTGAGCGTCATTTTGGCAAGCCTATAGCTCAAATACCTGAGTCTGACCAGCTTAACTATATGGTCAGCGAAATGAAGAAGCGGAATCCCTGGGCTTACCGGGTATTTATGAATCCCAACGCTTCAAAAGGAGATCTCAAGAGAGCTTCCCTGGATTACTGGGGATACGGACATGAGGGCTTTCGCTATTACTATGCCGAGCGTTTACTAGCTAACGGAAGACTTTAATCAACGCCCCCCGCGATGCGTCATGGGGGGTTAATTATTTACCCCCTAAAGATGCCTGACTTTATTGATCAGTTATTTCAGGGTGCAGAGCAACAGAATCAAGGCAGGTTCCTGGATGAGTCCAGGGATGACCTGCTAAAGGCTGTTGCGCCTGCTCCTATTCAACAACAACCTAAGCCTCAACAACAGCAAACTGGCCGTGTTGCTGGTCAGAATGTTCAACAACGTACTATCCCTGGTTTAGCAGCTCCATCTCTTAACGGAGCCCTCCAAGGTGTTGGTAAGTGGATCGAAGAGAACGCCAGCATCCCTATTGTGGATATGGTTGATAATGTCTTCCAGGGTAATAAGAAGACTCCAGATCAGATTGCAGCCGAGCGTAAGCAGCAAAGAGCTGCTGGCATGCAACAAGACCAAAGGATCACTGAGCAGCTCCGTCAGGACCCAGCTGGTGAGCCGATTCGTGTTGTTGGTGGTGCTATTCGTGGTGCCGCTGAGTCAGTTCTCAATACAGCTGAAATTATTGGTGATACTAACAAGTACCTCTATACGCTTGGTAATGTCAAGCAAGACCAAAACCCCTTTTCTAGTAAGTACGAGTGGGCCTCGTGGGACCTTGGTAAGGATGATGCAGGTGCCCAGACAGGCGTAGGCAAGATTGCCCAAGGCTTCCTGGAGTTTGCTGTTCTTGCTGCTGCTACTGGTGGTTTTGGTGGGTTGGAGGGAGCAGGGGCCAAGTTCGCCGCCTCTTCTACCAACCTCGGTAAAGCAGGAGTAATTGCTCAGGCTGGTGCAAGGGCTGGTGTTAGTGGCATCGCTGCGGACATGATGTCTGCTACGCGAGGAGAAGGTAACCTCTCCAACCTAATTAAGGAGAACGCACCTGAGTGGTACCCAACTTGGTTGACAGCTCTTGCTGTTGAGGAGGATGACTCCCCCTGGGAGGCAATGCTCAAGACTGCTTTTGAAGGATTTGGTCTTGGTTCTGCTTCTGATGCTGCTGGTGCCTATATCAGTGGTACCAGGGCTATTAGGAAGGCTCTCAAGAGTGGAGCTTCTGAAGAGGCTGCTGCTGCTGTCGGTGAGCAGGTCTTCAAGGAGACCATCGATTCTGCCCAACCTTTGTCTTCTGTCACTTCCACTAAGCCACTTGATACTGAGCAGTACGTCCAACGGCTTGAGGAAGTTAAAGCTGCTGACCCGACCACCTATTGGAGCGTGGACAGCGTTGATCCTGAGACTGTTGCTAAGTCTGAGCGGATTGCTGTTGATGGTGGCTACGGCCTAGTCGCCCCGGATGGTGACATCAAAGGTGTCTTCAAAGATCCAACTTCAACTCGTAAGGGTGTGGCTGATGACATCCTTCGGGCTGCTGTAGCCAAGGGTGGTATGAAGCTTGATAATTTCGACACTTACCTAACCAAGGTCTACGAGCGTAATGGCTTTGTGACCGTGGGTCGTACTCCTTTTAATGCTGAGTATGCCCCCCCGGGCTGGGATGAGGCTCTACATGGCAGACCTGATGTGGTTGCCATGATTTATGACCCTAATGGGTACCTTAAAGAGTTACAAACCCTCAAGAATGGTCCTCGTAGTTTTGAAGAGTACGATAAGCTTATAGAGTATAGAGACATGCTCCTGGAGACCAATCGAGTCCTCCAGCCTGTTAAGCGCCAATTAGCTGAGCTTAACTCAGCTTATACATTTACGCAGCTTCCCAATGGTGCCCGGATTAAGTGGCGCATTTTAGCTGACACCGACATGGCACCTGCCTTCAATCTTCCGGAAGGCATTCCTGCTTACGATATTTCCTGGGATGTAGATACGGGAACTGAACTTGGGACGTTTGGTCGCAGGGTCATGACCGACTTTAACCGTATTGCTAGGGAGCAGCTGTCACCAGGGACCCTTCTGGTCAACTACCCTGCTGGTGATAACTATGGTAGGGGTGCTAGTGCTGCCCAAAGTCGTAGGGCTAACGTCGATGATCTGCGTCAGGCCTACATTGATGGTGCTTCCCCTGACCTCCGAGCTGAGAGGGCTGAGCGTTGGGATTCATACTCACCTCAGGAGCGGGCAGCTCTAATTCGTATCAGTGGTGTCGCAGATATACCTGCTGAACAAGGCATTAGGGCTCGTCTCTATTCTCGGGCTGGCTTTGGTCCAGTTTCCGATGAAGGAACCCAGGCCGCTGTGGTTCGTAGCTCTCCTGATGGCCGTGGCCGTTGGCTGCAACCCATTGACCTGACTAATCCAGAAGAAGCGCGTAAGCTAATTGGTTCTCAAGGGACCTTTTTAGACAGAGCTGCTCGTCAAGCTGCATCTCTCTATGAGCCTGAGTTTGTTAATAGAACTGCCCAGGCTTATAACGCTGATTTCTTTGCCAGGAGTGCGGAGAGGGGTTACTCACAAGAGAACTATTATGCAGACTATGGCGCAAACGCAGATCCCTGGAGTGGTACAAGCGCTAGCTTCCGTGAGCAGGTATTAGCGAGCGATGCTGCTAAGGAGGGCCCCACTCTTCGCCAGCAGAGACTTGATGCCCTTCAGGAGCAGTCCCGTCAGGGGCTCCCTGTTACTTGGGATGATGCGGCGAATGTTGTTCCTGAGCGGTTTACACCTGGGGCGGCTCCATTCGAGAATTTCGCTCCTCAGACACTCACAGACCTACAAACCATTCCTAATTGGTTAAGCAGTGGTCGTGTAAGCTTGCTTAATCCAAGGACCGGTGATGAGGTCTCATTTTATGCAGTGAGGATTGACGACAATGCTGTCCTTACTGATCTCTCACCCGAAGGGTTAGACGCTTTCGCTGCCAAACATGCTGACATCCTTTCCCGTGATGATGCTCTTCTCAGTGTCTCCTGGAATGATGAGCTAAAAGCACCTGAGATTCAACTTGTACGCGGTGTCTCAACTGAGGATGAGACTAGGTTTCTTGGTGACCTCTTTGATCAACCTAATTATATTGGTGTTAATGGTCGTAGGTTCCCACTACTAGGCGGTGAAAGCCTTGAAGGCACTACAGGCGGTCACCTCAGCTCCCAGTTCGGCGTACCTATGGAGTCGCGTACTGTCGATTCCACAACGGCAATTCAACAGCAAATGCAGGCGCGTACTGCTTCTGTTGGTAGTGCTCCCGGTGGGTCGCAGCGGACCGTTACTACGGCCCAGCTTCGGCGTATAGCCAGGGCTACAGGAGATGCCCCTGCTGAAATGCTTCGGCAGATGGTTAGGGAGAACCCCGTCAACGTCGAGGAGCTTTCCCGAGTGTCCCGTCAGACCGTTGATGAGGTTGCTAATGAAGCAGCTCAGGGAATCCAGGATGCCCTAGGTGTTGCTGGAGAGGTTGACTTCTCCAAGATCCTTCGTCGTGGTGATGAGGGTGATGAACTGCTCAGCCGTGCTGGCATTGTCCAGGTACGTGGTCTGATGCAGGAAGTTACTACCCGTCTTTATGAGTCTGGCTATGCCATCATGAAGTTAGGGGAGGCCAATATGGACACCTTCCCACAAGTTCAGCGAATGGCAGATGAGCTTAAGTCTCTGATGCGTATTCATAAGGTAAGTGCTAATGCTTATAGCAAGTATCTGAGCGCTTATAAGATCAAAGTCCCTGTGCTTGGCATTGAGATCTCCAACCCAGTCAAGGTTCTCAGTGAAGAGGAGCTTGCTAAGGAGATCAAGAATGCCGATAAGGTTCTCGACAAGCTTGTAAAGGATCTCGCCTCTGGTGATCCACAGGCACGTGCTGAAGCTTTCCGCCTATCTGCTGCCCTTGTGTTGGCAGAGGGTGATCCTTCCAAGATGCCTTCCCTGTGGAAGTACATCAGGGAAATTGCTACGGGTAATGGATTGAACATTATGTTCAATTCAATGCTCTCCAGCCCGAAAACCCAGGAGATTAACCTCATCTCCAACGCTATGAACACCATCTATCGGCCCATTGCGGCTGCTACAGGTGGTGATGCTCAGGTACGTAAGGCTGCTATTGCCTCGTTCTACGGGTTCCACAAGACCCTAGGAGAGTCCTTCAGGATGGCTGCGGTAGCTTTGAAGGATGGTCCTATTAACGGTGGTTCCAAGGTCGTAGAGCAGGCAGCTGAAGCCACTGAAAAGCTCAAGCTTCTCCAGCGTACTGCTGATGTTTCTGATGATAAAGGCTTCCAAGCAGCTGTTGGATTCATCAGCATGTTGAAGGATGTGGCTGAGTTCCCTCTCTTTGCCTGGCCCTCCAAGTTGCTGACTAGTAGCGACGAGTTTTTCAAGACAATGGTTGGTCGTATGGAGTACAACTCACAGACCATGATGCAAGCCATCAGCGAGTCTGCTAATACCTCCGATCCACTTAAGGAAACCTTTGAGCGTATGCTCAAGGCTGATCTTGATAAGAACTTTGACCCCAAAACTGGAGCTATCCTCAACGAGGATCTGCTCACCGTAGCTAAGGAGGTCACATTCCAGACTGATCTCGAAGGTCCAATGAAGGCTTTCGGAGATATGGTCAACCAGCTTCCTGTTATGCGTATCTTCTTCCCGTTTGTGAAGACAGGCCATAACATTATGGTTTACTCCGGTACTCACGTACCTCTTCTTAATAGGGCCTTAAGCGAATACAAGGCTGTTATGAATGGGACGGATGAGTATGCCAAGGCTGTCATGAAAGGTCGTGAAGCCTACGGTCGCATGCTCGTTCTTACTGGTGGACTTGCTGCGTTTAACGGTATCTTGATAGGTAATGGACCGCCGGACCCTCAAGAGAAAAAGATTTGGCTGCAGAACAACCAACCTAGGTCTATTAACCTTACAAAACTCTCAATGGGTAAGATCCAAGGGGAGAAAGGTAAGGATAAGTTCATGGATATCAGTAGATTCGAGCCTTTTGGTCAGATTCTCACTGCTGTTGCTGACCTGGCTGCCATGACCACAGCTGGTCAACTATCAGAAGACCGTGCTGCATACCTTGCTGGCTATCTGACCTATGCAGTAGCCATGAACTTCACCAATAAGAGCTACATGCAAGGTGTTGTGCCCCTTGGTCAGGCTCTGACCCCTGGCTGGCAGGGTATTCAGACCCTTGCTTCTATGCCAGCTGAGATTGCTAACAACTTTATCCCTCTGTCTGGAGCACGTCGAACCTTTGCGAACCTAATGAGCCCCTATGCCCAGGAGTTCAACAGCACATTAGAGCGTTTGGCTTATTCCGCTTCAGGTGGCCTGATCAGAACAGGTGCCATTCAGCATGACTTCATCACTGGAGAGCCTGTTCCCAACCTCAATGGCGGACCTAACGCCTTACTCCCCTTTGCTTCTACTGACCGAGGTGGCAGCAAAGTCAAGGATGCTCTAGAGCGCATTGAATTTGATAGCTCTGTGATTCTTAAGACTCTCTCTGGTGTCAAGCTAACCGCCCAACAGCGTTCTGATCTTCAGAAGATGATGGGTGAGAGCAGCCTGCAGAACGAACTCAATGCTTGGGTATCAAATAAGAACTTCTGGCCAGCTGTGGAGGAGTTCCAACAACGTCTACGTAATGGTGAACGTATCTACAAGGAGAATCAGCCCTTCTATAGCGAGATCGTTCGCATCATTACTGACCAACGTGACATCGCCATTGAGCAGCTAAAACGTAAATACCCAGAACTGGATAACGAGATACTTCAAAACAGGGCAAGCCGCACTGCTGATCGTCAAGGCAGACCTGCTGATACAGAGACTAACCGTAACTCCGCCATTCAAGCACTATCTAACGTACCTTGGTAAGCAATGGCTTTAACCTCTAATAGCTACACAGGGAACGGTTCAACCGTTCTCTTTTCTTTTACCTTCCCATATTTAGATACAACAGACATTAAGGTCAGTCTTAATGGTGTTGTCACAACTGCATATACTCTAGCTAACGCTACTACAATCCAATTCAACACTGCGCCTGCTAATGGTGTAGCTATTAAGATTTACCGGGCTACTAACGATAGTCTAACGGCGGCCGAGTTCTATCCAGGTTCTGCTATCAGGTCCACGGATCTGAATAAGAACTTTACTCAGAACCTGTATGTGGTACAGGAGGCTAATAATGCTTCGGCTTCTGCTGTCACAACGGCAGCAGGAGCTGTTACCACAGCTAACACTGCTCAGTCCCAAGCTGCAGCTGCGGTAACTACAGCCAATACGGCCTCTAGCAATGCCTCTACAGCTGTCAGTACGGCTAATACTGCCTCTACTAACGCCTCTGCTGCGGTTACCACGGCAAATGCTGCTAGTGCCTCTGCTGCAAGTGCGACTAGCACAGCTAACACGGCGCTTAGCACGGCCAACACGGCTTCTACCAATGCAGCAAGTGCTGTAAGTGTTTCTAACACTGCTGCAACTAATGCATCAGCCGCTGTCACTACAGCTAACACTGCCTCTACTAACGCCTCAGCTGCCGTTAGTACGGCAAACACTGCTTCTTCCAATGCCTCAAGTGCTGTAACCACAGCAAACAATGCGCTTAGTGTTGCAAATACCGCTTCTACTAATGCATCCAATGCAGTAACTACTTCCAACACGGCTAGCTCCACAGCTACTGCTGCTGCACAGGATGCTGCTAACGCTATTGCAGCTGTGTCTGCTGCTTCACTTTATGTGATCGTTGCAGCTGTTGCCAATATTCCTACTTCTCCTACCAACAACCAAGGTGTACAGATTACCAATACCACTGGTTTGGAATCCTTTACCCCGTTGTCTGGCAAGCCTGTAGGGTTTGTTGGTAGCTCTGCAATCTATGCACGGATCAGGTACTCCACTGGTACCTCTTCTTGGGTGTGGGTTGACTATGCTGCCAATGATCCAGAGAACCGATACCTGCCTAAAACTGGTGGAACCCTGACTGGTGCCTTGACGCTTAGTGGCGCACCTAGCTCTTCATTGCAAGCTGCTACTAAAGCTTATGTAGACGCTGGTGATGCCACCTTAACTACCAGTGTTGGTACTGCTCAGACTACGGCTAATACGGCTGTTACTAATGCTGCTACAGCTAGTACCGCAGCTGCTGCAGCCCAGACCACAGCCAATGCTGCCCTGCCAAAGGCTGGTGGCACCATGACTGGTGCGATTGTTTTTGATGCTAATCAAACAAAAGCAAGCACTACTGGTTACGGGATTACTCAGCTAACCGATAGTGTTAGCAGTACTTCAACAGCTACAGCTGCCACACCTGCTTCTGTCAAGGTGGCTAATGATGCAGCTGTTGCTGCTCAATCTACGGCTAATACGGCTGTAACGAATGCAGCTTCAGCTCAAACCACTGCCAACACTGCTGTCACTAACGCAGCTACAGCCCAGACCACTGCCAACGCTGCCCTGCCAAAGGCTGGCGGAACAATGACTGGGGACATCACCCTCAACGCCCAGTCTGATCTCCGCTTTGCTGATGCTGATAGCAGCAACTGGGTAGCCTTCCAGGCCCCGTCTACTGTTGCCTCAAACGTTACCTGGACTCTTCCTGCTACTGATGCAAGTGTGTCTGGTTATGCGCTAAAAAGTGACGGTGCTGGTCAACTGTCTTGGGGTCTTGCTGGTGGAGCACTTGGGTCTGGTACTAACCAAATCTTCTATGAAAATGATCAAGCTGTAACAGGAAACTACTCCATTACGGCTGGCAAAAACGCCATGACTGCGGGTCCAGTAACAGTTAACTCTGGCATCACAGTTACGGTTCCTTCCGGTTCTTATTGGAGTATTGTTTAATTATGGCTATTACTATTGATGGTAACGGGAATATCACTGGCCTTCTTGCTGGTGGTCTTCCCGACCTTTCTATTACTAATGCAGATCTTGCAACTAATGCTGTAAGCACAAGCAAGGTGCTTGATGGTGCTGTCACCACCGCCAAGCTTGGCTCCGCTGAACAATCGGGCCTGTGCAAAGCCTGGGTGAACTTCAACGGCACCACCGCATCACCCAGCACAATCCGCGCTTCGTATAACGTCAGCAGTGTGACGAAGAATGGGACGGGGGACTATACGGTGAACTTTGCGGCGGCGATGGTGGATGCGAATTACAATATTGTGGGCGGAGCTAGTTCTACAGGTGGTTTTTGTGTTTCGCTGGCGATGGTTAATGGTTACGGACGGACTGGCTCAGCATCTACAACGGCGGTCAGAATGTTTATACATAACAACAGCAATACTTCAGTTGACGAGGGCTATGTATCTATTTCCATCTTCCGCTAACCCATCATGACAAACGCAATCATCTACCCCCAAGACAACGGCAACATCGCACTGGTGATGCCAACCGGCGAACTTCCTATCGAGGACGTTGCCCAGAAGGACGTACCTGCTGGCAAGCCCTACCTGATTGTGAATTACGCCGACCTCCCCGAGGATCACACCTTCTTCGGTGCTTGGGAGGCCGACTTCACCAACGCAGAGGTGGCAGGATCATGATCACCATCAACATGGATAAGGCCAAAGCTATCGGTCACGAGATGCGCCGCGCTCAACGTGAAGCTGAGTTTGCGCCATACGATGCACTGATCGCCAAACAGATCCCCGGTGTTGATGCAGCCGCAGCAGAAGCTGTTCGACAGGAAATTCGTGACCGCTACGCTGTGATGCAGAAAGCAATCGACAAGGCCAAAACCACTGATGCCATCAAGGCAGCATTGGAGGCCAGCTAATCATGCCAGTCCGTCTCTCAGGATCCACCAGCGGTTACACCGAGCTTGCGGCACCAGCAACGGCTGGCAACAACGCGCTGACGCTGCCCACGGGTAATGGCAACACTGGCCAGGTGCTCAGCACGAATGGGAGTGGAGCGCTGAGTTGGGCAAACGCTGGAAAAATTTTGCAAGTAGTTCAGACCGTAAAATCCGACACTTTCAGCTCCGCCACAAAGGGCTCGTATGTTGCCGTGACAGGTTTGTCGGCAACAATTACGCCTGCTTCAACGAGCAGCAAAATACTGGTCATAGCGGAAGTTACATTTGATACTCAAAATAATTACCCCGTATTTTTTCATATTTATCGTGGGGGCAGCAAAATTACGCCTAACGGTAATAGCACCGGATACACGCCGGCAGATTCTTACACTACCAGCCAACAGCCAGCCGACTCAAGAGCTTGGCTAGATCAACAGACATTGATTTATTTAGACAGCCCAGCCAGTTCTTCTGCGCAAACTTATCAGGTCTACGCCGCAAAGCCTACCGCGGCTACCTCTAATCTCATCATTAACACCTTTGGCTCCTCAAACATTCTTCTGATGGAGGTGGGAGCATGAAACTCAATCACAACGCCATTTATCGCGCTTATCCCAACGTCATCACCATTGACGATGGCGCCGGAGCTTTCGACGCGGCTGGCAACCCCGTTCAGGTTGATCAGGCAAAGGTCGGTGCGGCAGCAATCATCGTTGCCCAGGAACAAGCGCTGGCCAACGCTCGACGTGATCGCGCCACCGCCTACACCACCGAAGCTGATCCGCTGTTTTTCAAAGCGCAGCGTGGTGAGGCCACCATTGAAGAGTGGCAGGCCAAGGTCGAAGAAATCCGCAGCCGCTATCCGTACCCTAACGATCAGCCATGAGCACCATCCTTGCTTCAAACCTTGCCGGACCATCAAGCACCGGCACTGCTGCGATCCTGGCCAGCTTGAATGGTGATGCGCTCGCCGGTCATCGCAACCGCCTCATCAACGGCGGGATGCAAATCGACCAGCGCAATAGTGGCGCGTCCGTTTCTTCTAGTACCGGCGTTGCGACCTACACCGTTGACCGCTGGTACGTTTACGCCACTGGTGCGGCAGTCACAGCGCAACGGATTACATCGTCTAACACAACATTTACAAGCGCAGTGCGCATCACTGGCGCCGCAAGCAATACAGCCGTTTCATTTGGCCAGCGAATTGAGGTTCAAAACAGCTACGATCTGGCCGGCAAAACCGTCACGTTGTCGTTCTACGCTGCCAGCAGCGCATCCATAACGCTGACGTGGAAAGCTTACTATGCTGGCGCAGCTGACAACTTCACGACCCAAACGCAATCCAACACCGGCACGCAGGCCACCACATCAACGCTGACCAAATACTCCGCAACGTTCACATTGCCATCAGCGGCGACAACAGGTGTATCCATTGAAATTGGAGTCGCCGGTGCATTCACATCCGGCACCTTTGACCTCACGGGTGTGCAGTTGGAGCTGGGATCCGTCGCAACACCTTTTGAGCGCAGGAGCTTTGGGCAGGAGCTGGTGTTGTGTCAGAGGTATTACGAAAAAAGTTATGACGTAGGGACAGCGCCAGGGACCGTTACTTCAAATGGTGCTATTGGTGTGTTTCCAGCTGCATATGCGGTTTATTTTCAGGTTCAGTTCAAAGCCATAAAGCGGGTAGTGGCCACTTGCACAGGCTATAGCCCGCAAACCGGCGCAACAGGAAAATACAACTGGAACATGTCCACGCCAAACGACACCGCATTAACCGGGACCATAGCAAATGGGCAATATGGAATCACATTTTTTAACAGCTCATCGCCTGGAAATGTGAGCGCCTATTTGCATTTCACCGCTGATGCCGAACTCTAACCATCAATGACCATGTACCAACTCACCGTCACCGACACCATCCTCCGCCTTGCGGACAACGCCTTCATCCCACCCGACCCCGCCAACACCGATTACCGCGAATATCTCGCGTGGGTTGAAGCTGGCAACACTCCCGAGCCTGCACCCGAACCACCGGCACCTGTTGAACTGACGCCTGCTGAGAAGTTGGCAGCGTCTGGGTTGACGGTGGAGGAACTTAAGAACCTTCTTGGCTTTTAATTAAACATACTCTTATTAAAAAATGCTTACCATCCTTGGTGCCAAGGTGTCTTATGACACTGCGGCCTGGTTTGTGCTGTTCGTTGCCTCCGAATATCTTGGCACTAACCCCCGTCTGAAATCTAATAGCGTTGTTCAAGCAGTTGTGTCTGCTGTCAACTCGTTCAAACTGTTCCGTAAGGAAGACGACCGGATTCGTCGCATCAAAGACTCCTTCAAGGGTTGAAGACAATGGTGCTGCTTCCGGTGAAGCAGTATTACTCTCAAGTCGACAGTAAGACAGGTAACGGAGGTCGGATGTGCTTTAGCTCTTCATGTGCTATGGCCGTCAAGTACCTCCAACCTGAGAAATTGAAAGGGAGTAATGCTGATGATGATTACTTAAAGACCGTACTCAAATACGGCGATACAACTCAAGCCCACGCTCAAATCAAAGCCTGTTCACACTACGGTGTCTTTGCTAACTTCTATACCACCGGTAATAAGCAGTCCATCCTTTCTGAACTGAAGGCTGGCTATCCAGTAGCTACTGGCATCCTTCATCATGGCCCAGCATCGGCTCCAACCGGTGGTGGCCATTACATGCTGTGTATTGGTGATGAAGGTGTTAATGGCGTCTTTCACGACCCCTACGGTGAGCTAGATAACGTCAATGGTGGCTATGTCAAAGTTGGTTCAGGTGGGATGTCAGTCAGATATGGCTGGACTAACTGGCTAAAACGTTGGCAAGTTGAAGGTCCAAATAGTGGTTGGTTCATGACCTTCAGAAAACAATGATTGAAGCAATTCTAACGGGTGTTGTCTCCCTAGTCATTGGTGCTAGCGGTGGTATGGCAGCCATTCATTCACGTACTAGTTCAAGAGTGGCAGACCTAGACCGACGTATTGACCAAATGGAATTACGTGTTGCTGAAAAGTACGTGCCACGTAATGAACTATCCAATGCACTCCAGAAGATGGAAGATCACATGATCCGCATTGAAAATAAACTCGATCAAATAGCCCTCCGCAATAACTGACATGTCTAAACGTGCAAGTGAGGATGCATTTGAAGAGCTGCACGCAATCTTGACTAATGAGATTGCATCTAGGATTAAATCAGGTGAGGCTACGACTGCTGACCTACGGGCTGCTATTGATTGGCTTAAAGCCAACGATATTACTGGAGTAGCCATCGAAGGCTCTCCTCTTGCTGGCCTTGCGGGCCTCATACCTGAGTTGACCTTTGAAGATGTTGAGAGGCATGTTTAATGGCACACTCTGGTCCTAGTAAATCAAGTAAGTTCTACAAATCCAATAGCACAGCTGCTGCTAAGAAACGCGCCTACGACGCTGCATACCGTAAGCGCGAGAAAGGATCTCTAGCTCCCGATGGCCCAAAGAAGAAGCGCCTTAATGCTGAAGGTGCTCGCCGCTGGGCAGAACGTAAGAAGCGCGGTATTGCCGGAAAGGGTGGGCCAGACATGAGCCACACCAAATCCAACCGCCTTGTTGCCGAGAATAAAACTACCAACCGTGGCCGCAACGGTAAGAACGGTAAGTCCACCAAAAAGTAATTCCTAACCCAACCCCCCTAACGACAGCCTACGAATGAGCCGATGGATAGCCCCCGAAGCCTCATGCATGAACTCCTCACCTTCCGATCCAGCGATGCTAAGCGGATGTGGCGTGAGGAAATTAAAAGGCGGGATGGGTATCGCTGCGTCTATTGCGGTGCCACTGACAATTTGACTCTTGACCATGTGCGTCCACGTTCCCTTGGTGGGCCTACTACTTCAGACAACTGTGTGACCGCTTGCCGTGATTGTAATCAGGCCAAGGGTTCAATGCAGGTAGACACTTTTCTTTTTTGTAAATTCGCTTAACTACTCATGGCTAACAACGCTTCTACTTTCTCTACTGAGCGCCCCAATGGTGCTAACTACAAGCTTACTGCCGCTGCAGTAACTTCTCTCAATGCAGTCACTACGGCCACCACGGTGCGTCAGGTTCTCCAAATCCTGAGCACGGTGACTGCTGATAAGCACGCAGTCTCGGCCAGCTCTATTGGCAACGCCACCTCAGTCAAGAACTGATTCATTTTTCTAACCACTAACCCCCCTTTGGATTTGCTCCTTAGGGGGGCTTTTTTATTGACCACTTATGGCTAGCCTTAATTTACAAGAGCTAGATAAAAAGATACGGGAAGACTTTCGCGTCTTTTTAACTCTAGTATGGAGAGAGCTAGAACTCCCTAAACCAACTCGGGCTCAGCTAGCTATTGCAGAGTACCTCCAACACGGACCCAAGCGTCTTCAAATCTCCGCTTTTCGTGGTGTTGGTAAATCCTGGATTACGGCAGCCTTTGTTCTCTGGACACTCTACAACGATCCAGATAAAAAGATCATGGTGATCTCGGCTTCAAAGGAACGAGCCGACAACTTCTCGATCTTCTGTCAGAAGCTCATCCTTGACATCAGCTGGTTAGGACATCTTGGCCCCAAGAACGACGACCAACGCTGGTCACGGATCTCCTTTGACGTTGGGCCCGCTAAACCCCACCAAGCCCCCTCTGTGAAGTCCGTGGGTGTCACAGGTCAAATGACCGGCTCCCGCGCCCACCTGATGATCTTCGATGACGTGGAGGTGCCTGGTAACTCTGCTACAGATATGCAGCGAGAGAAGCTCCTCCAACTTGTCACAGAAGCAGAATCAATCCTTACTCCTGACGATACGTCCCGCATCCTTTTCTTAGGCACCCCACAGTCAACCTGGACCATCTACAGAAAGCTCGCTGAGAGGTCCTACAAGCCCTTTGTTTGGCCTGCTAGGTATCCCAGGGACATCGGCAAGTACGAAGGCCTCCTAGCGCCCCAGCTGGTGGCTGATCTTGATCAAGGAGCTGAAGCCTGGTCCCCTACCGATAGCCGCTTCTCCGATTTTGATCTCATCGAACGTGAAGCAGCGATGGGCCGCTCCAACTTCATGCTTCAGTTCATGCTGGATACCAGCCTCTCTGACGCTGAGAAGTTCCCCCTTAAGTTTGCCGATCTCATCGTTACACCCATCGGAGAGGAGTGTGCTGAAAGATATGCTTGGTCCAGCGATCCTCGCTATTGCCTTAAGGAACTCGCTGCTGTGGGTCTACCTGGAGATCGCTTCTATGGACCCATGTTCATTGACGAAGGCATCGTACCTTTCGATGAAACGATTGTATCGGTTGACCCGTCAGGACGTGGTAGTGATGAAACAGTGGCCGTTGTCCTTAGTCAAGCTAATGGCTATGTCTTCGTCCGCGATCTCCGTGCCTTTAAAGACGGCTATTCCGACGACACCCTCTCCAGCATCGTTGGCATGGCAAAACGCTATAAGGCGTCAAAGCTCCTGATCGAATCCAACTTTGGTGATGGCATGATCTGCGAACTCTTCAAGCGCCACTGCATTCAGATGCAAGCTGCCGTGGACATTGAAGAAGTGCGAGCCACAGTCCGCAAAGAAGAACGAATCATTGATACATTAGAGCCAGTAATGAATCAACATAAACTCATTATTGACCCTAAAGTATTTGAGTACGACTACAAGTCCAACCCCGACGCTCCCCCCGAAAAGCGCCTCGAATACATGCTCGGTTACCAGATGTCGCGCATGTGCCGTGAGCGCGGAGCCATCAAACACGATGACCGTATCGACGCCCTCAGCCAAGGCGTTCAATGGTTCATTGATGCCCTCGCCCAGAGCGCCCACAAGGCCCAAGCCATGCGGAAACACGAAGAGTGGAACGCCATGATGGATGCCTTTGAAAACACCCCCCACCTAGCCACTGATGCCCTAGTCCTTGGGCTCTCCTTCCGGGGCATCAAACCCTCCTCAAAGCCTGTCTACGACTGGACTCCCAGCCGTAACTAAGTTTGGTGTGCTACGTCTACAGGGGAAGTGGTGCTCCCCTGTGTGGATATGCGGTAATTGTTAGACCCCCGAGTAACAGGGGGTCTTCCCTTAACACCCCCCTTATCAACACAACCAAGGTTTAGATCCCACCCTTAAGGGAACACAAACAATTTACCGAGCAGTGAGTTAGCAACACTGCCTTTAACGGGTGTCAGGCGGCCCTTTAAGGAACACAAATAGTGTACAGGCCGCAGGCCGTCTTCTAATACTAGTTATAACCTATTGATTAGTTGAGGATCAACACTATCAATCGCTTTTATATTAGGTTGAAGTATATCATCAATGATATTCATCAACTTCTTCTATCTACCTATTACATGGCTATAGCCGGTTATAACCGGTTATAACAGTTATAACCGACGTATGCCACTACCTTCCACCGTATCGTTAGTATCAGTTACTCCCAACGCAGAAAAGCTTATTGCTTACTGTGCTCGGGTCTCTAATCCCGACAACCAGGATAATCCTGATAGTGAGAAACTGATCCGATACCTCATTACCCATCAACACTGGTCCCCCTTTGAGCTGGCCCATGTGGTGATGGAAATCAACACCACCCGCTCCATTGCTGCCCAGATCCTTAGGCATCGTAGCTTCTCCTTCCAGGAATTCAGTCAACGCTATGCCGATGTGTCTTTGATGTCTTTTGCCACGGCTCCAGCCTTTCGCCGTCAGGACCGTCAGAACCGGCAGAACAGCATCGATGATCTCGATGAGGAGTTGATTACGGACTACCAAACCAAAACCCAGGTCCTCTTTGACCAGAGCCGTTTGCTCTATGAGGAACTGTTGAGTGCTGGTGTGGCTAAGGAGTGTGCCCGTGAGGTCCTTCCCTTAGCGACTCCAACCCGCCTCTACATGGCTGGCAGTGTCCGCTCCTGGATCCATTACATCGATCTCAGGTCAGGTAATGGAACCCAGCTGGAGCATCGACAGATTGCTCTTCAAGCCAAACAGATCCTGTCTGAGGTCCTTCCCCAGGTGTCCCAAGCCCTGTGGGGCCGTTTAGAGCCTGATCCCCACCAGCTGTATATCCACCCTAGTAACATTACCCATGACGGATCAAACCTATGAAGGCCGTAGGGGCCGCCTAGAAGCGGCTGTAAGGGCTGCAGAAGCGGCTGGCAATAGATTCATGGCCCAGAACATTAGGAAGGCCTTACAGGAGCTTAGAGATGAGTATTGTCAGCATCCTCCCTATAACGATCGCTCGCTCTAAGTAGAGCCTGGGAGTATTTTGCCAAAAATCTCTGAAGCCAGTACGTGGGAGCGAAGCGGCGGCTGGCCCCCCGGTACCCCCCTCCCCCTCAAAATCGAGAGGGGTGGGGGCCCCTGCCTGCTCTAAACCCCTGCAGCAGCTAGGGTTTTCATTAGATACTGGATCTAGTGAGGCCCCTCATTCTCAATAGCAGATGCAATCGAGAGGGATTGGGGCCGCCCGCAGGGGCTTGGTCCTGAATATCTTGGCGCATCTGTTGCAATAAGCCAAGACTATGAATGATGCACAAACGATAAGTTAAAGTTATGACCAAGAAGCGCAAGCCCAGGGGCACCCCTGACCTGTTGCAACGCTCCGTCGCTGAGATGTATCAGCGCATGAGTTTGATTGCCGACCAGATCCCTGAAGGTGCTGACCTCGCCCAAGACCACGAAGCTCAAGACCACGCACTCAACCTTTGGGCAATCGAGGAGGAATGGATTCTCGATCCAGATCTACGGGAAGAGTTGTCGCTGTTGCAATGCACTGATGAATAGAAAACAGATCACCTCATCTCCACTGTTGTTGTTCCCGATCGCCATGCTCTCGCTGCTCGGTGCAGTGACAGCGGTCGAGTCCGGCAACAGCCACCGACCCATCACCACTCACGCCCATTAGTTATGGATGACCAACTAAAGATCACCTCTGTTCCACTTGAAGAGATCACTGCCGAGGTGCTCTCGTTGACCTGTGAGGAAGGAGAGGACGGCTCGCTGGTGTTGGAGTGGGACGAGGCCGATCCGATTGCGATCCGCCTGGGGATCAACGACTGGAGCGAGGAGCGTTGGAACGAGCTGCTGCAGGATGCCTGCAAGCGGGCTGGTGTGACTTGTGACGAAGTGTCACAGCTCATTGCCACTCAGCCAACTGAATCTGCAGACTGACCTCAGTTCAGCCAACCAGTCATGACCAAGTTCTTCAGCACCGGCCAGTCGTACCTCTCAAGGTTCATCGGTGACTACGACTCCACCATCGTGTGGACCGTGGAAAAGCGGACCGCCAAGACAGTGACCATCAGCGCCCCTGGCTATGGATCACGGAATCTCCGGGTCAAGGTGTGGAACGAAGCCGAGCAGGTCAAGCCTCTCGGCAACCACTCCTCCGCCCTAACCCTGAGCGCAGACAAAATTGTCTGATAGTATTTCCACTACGCCAACCAAGCCTCGTGATTTTCGCCATGACCACCCTCCATCGATCACCATCCGAGTCCTTCACCGAGACGGTGACCTGGCTCTGCGACCTGTTACAGGTTGACCGGCGTCAGGCAACATTTCTTGCTTGGGACGTATGCACACGCATCGGCACTGATCGTCACCTTTGGATCGACACCGCCCGGATACCAGCCAACTAGTCATGACCACACCAACACCAGTCACGTACCACACCCACGCCCAGATCCTGCTGAAGCAGAAGGGCTTGGACTACAGCCGCTTCGTCCTGTTCTGCATTGAGCACGGCATTCCATTGAAGGCTGAGGACCACGGCAAGGAGTGGATTCGTACTGAGGCCATTGATCGGTTCCTAGCTGCTAACTCCTGATCCATTCACCACCCACATCCATGATTACCTCCGATCTCGATAGCTTCACGGTTCCCTCCGACTTCCAGCCAGAGCTGACATGCTTCCCTGGGTATATCCGGGAGATGCAGCACGACATTGGGGAAGCCCTTGATTGGGAGCTGTATGCCAAGTCGCTGATCAGCTTCCTGGACACCGACACCTTGCGGAGCTTCACCGAACAGCTGAGGGATGAGGCGGATATCGAGGATCTTTTGATCTTCGATCCACCGATCCCCTCGCTTTGATCTATCAATTCCACTCAACCAACTACTCATGCCATGAAACGCTTCCTGCTTGCCCTAGCCCTTGTTGCCCTCGGTTCTTGGGGTGATGGGCCTGTTGATGCCCAAGCCCAGCAGAACTGCAACACCACCTGTTACAACGGCAACTGCGCGACCCAGTGTTATTAACTGGGCCCAAGGCCTCGTGAATTAAGGGACCCCTCGCTACGGCGGGGGGTTTTTTCATGGGTTGGATCAGCTGCCCACCTCCAGCAGATAGGAGAGAAGGTTGGACAGGCTGCGGCCCTCATAGTCAGCCCGGTCCTGGAGCTTCTGGCGCAGGGCCCAGTTGACAGTGATTGTGATGCGGACAGGTTTACGCAGGCAGGGGGCTAGCGCCTCAGCCTGGGCTGGGTACAACGGAGTCATCAGCTCAACGCAAGTGAGTTGGTCACGGGTCAGGCAGTTGACGCTGCGCTGGCCCACCCCATTTAAGGCGAAGCAGCGGCACAGCTCCGCAGGGATATGCACATTTGCTGCGTCTATGCAGCAGAGGTGTGCGGATCTGCTGCTGTCCACTCGTCATTGCCACTACGACAAATCAGCGGCATATTTGCTCCATCGAGATCGGGCAGACAACCGATCCGAATCACCGCCTGAAGCGAGAGGCCAGCAGGATTCCATCCGACGCGTGTGTGATGCCACCAACAGCCAGCCACTAGACCGTGGGCTGTGGATCGAATCCAGCTGTTGGTCTGGCCCTTGATTGGGCCGAACCAATTCCACTACGCCAAGCACCAGTGGCTACCACTACTTTCGTCCTGGCTTGGGCTGCTGTTCTGCTGCTCTTGCCTGTTCTTGTTTTGCTTTGGGCCACCGAGTCGCGCCATACCCGCATCCAGCGGTGGCGTCGCTACGGACAGACCTGGACCGCAATCGCTAAGCGCCTGGGCTGCGCCCGTTCGACGGCACGGCGCTGGGCTGTGGCCTGACGAGTCATTACCACTACACCAATCGGAGAACCCCATGACCTGTTACCGCATCACCTTCAAGGACACCAACGGCCAAGAGACCACGCTGCCAGTGATCAGCAGTTCAGCTGTGCAAGCCGTGGTTGACCTCGGAACCCTGGGCTACCAGATCCGCCGGGTGACCCACTGCTTTCCGTCCATCTGACTTCCACTCAACCAATCCAAGTGCTGATTCGTTATGGCTTTCCTCACTGAATACAGCGCTGCCGTTACAGCTGCCCGCCTCCGGGATGGGCAGCCCGTCAGCACAGCAGCCCTGGCTCAACTAGCTCAGTTCGAGCGTTATGCGAAGTCTGCATTAGATCGCAGCAAGCTGCTGCATCGATAAGGCACTCCGCATCTTTTGCTGTACCGTTATTTAGTACACACGCACTATGACCATCGCACCCTATTCAGTTCGCTACAAGGACCAGGCCGACCGGCTGCGTGAGTTTTGCTGTTATGCCGATGACGCATACGAGGCACGGCTTCAGGCCGTTGAGCTGGTCCAGACAATTCAGGACGACCCCGAGTCCATCGTTTCTATCTGCCGCGAGTCAAAGGATTTTGATTGGTAGCACTCAGTACCACTTGACCAATCAACCCTCGTGATTTCGGCCTATGGCAACACCGCAGCAGATCGAACGACAGATCAAGCTGGAGACCCAGGCCGTCCATGACGGCATCCAGAAGCTCAGGGACAACACCAAAAAGGCTGAGGGGAATGCCTACGCATCCAGCACGGTCTACGCCCAGCGGATGCTCAAGGAGGCCATCCCCGCAGTCGCCAAGGAGATCACCAGGCTTCGCAACACGCGCTTGATGCGGGGAGCTGCTGGCCCGGCCCTGGCTCCTTTGGCCCAGTACACCCTGGGCATTGAGACCGAGGTGCTGGCCATGATCACCCTCAAGACCCTGTTTGATGTCTGCACCGATCCCAGGGATCGCGCCGATCTGGTCAACAACGTGATTGACCGGGTGGGCACCGCTGTGGAGCAGGAGGCCAAGTGGCGGTACTTCCAGGAGAAGGACCCCGAGTTGGTGGGCTGGATTACCGCCAGCCATCACCAGGGCAAGGGCCTTCACTACCGGGACTACGACGCCACGCGCCGCTTCCGGGAGAAGGGGATTTACTGGACGGCTTGGCCCCGCATCTCGCGGGTCAAGATCGGCGCCACATTTGCCGAGGCTGCCTGCCAGATCACTGGCTGGTGGCACAAACAGCTGAAGTTCTCAGGCCGCCGCAGTTCGGTTCACCTCAGGCCCACCCCCGAGATGCTCGACATCATTGCCGGGCTGATGGAGCGGGCAGAGCTGTTTGCTCCCCTCAACTTGCCAATGGTGGTCGAGCCCAACGACTGGACCAACCACCAAGCGGGGGGCTACCTCACCAACGAGGTGCGCCGGGGTAACAAGTTGATCCGCACTTTTGGTGTGCTACGTCTACAGGGGGAAACACCTCTGGCCTTCCTCAACCACTTGCAGAAGGTGGCCTACCGAATCAACCCCTTCATCTTGGAGGTGGCAAATCGGTTGGAGGAGGATAGCTACAAGATTGATGCAGCCAAGTTCATCCCTGAGGATCGACGGGAGCTGCCAATCAAACCCCACGACATTGCCACCAATAAGGAGGCACGGTTCAACTACAGAAAGGAGGCAGCTGCGGTCTATGACTACAACAGCACTAGCCTCAAGCGCAGCATCCGCACCAAGCTCACCTTGAGTTTGGCGAGGCGGTATGCCAAGGAGGAGCGGTACTACCTGCCGTGGTCGTTCGATTACAGGGGTCGGGTCTATCCCATCCCCTCGTTCTTGACGCCGCAGGACACCGGCTTTGCCAAGAGCCTGATCCAGTTTGCCGATGGTGAGCCTTTAACGGAGCGGGGCCTGTACTGGCTGCGCTTCCAGCTGGCCACTACGGCGGGCCTGGACAAGGCCTCGATGGAGGAGCGGCAGGCGTGGGCCCTCAGCAATGAGAGCCTGTTCTCTCGGATTGCCACAGATCCACTAGGCCAACTGAGTCAGTGGGAAGCGATGGAAGAGCCCTTTCTCTTCCTGGCTGCTTGCGAGGAGTTCCATGCCGTAGTGGTCGCCAAGACCCGCAGCCATACCCACCTACCGGTGGCCGTGGATGCCACGTGCTCGGGCCTCCAAGTGTTGGCGGGTCTCAGTCATGACCGCTCGACCGCAGCCCTCGTGAATGTCTCGCCTGGGGAGCGTCCCAGTGATGCCTACAAGGCGGTGGCCCATGCGGTGAATCCCAACCTGCCCAAGGAGTGGGGCATCGAATTGACCCGCTCCGATGTCAAGCGGGTGGTGATGACCATCCCCTACAACGCCAAGCCCCTGTCCAATCGCAGCTACATCCGGGAGGCCCTGGTCAAGAAGCGCGGCCTGGAGGTCACTCCAGAGCAGCTCACCTTGATCGTGCGCCTCACCCGTGATGCCATGCGGGAGATCGTCCCCGGTCCCATGCAGGTGATGGATTGGCTGAATAAGGAGATCAAGGGGGCCATCAAGCGGGGCCTCCCTCACATTGAGTGGACCACCCCCAGTGGCTTCAACGTCAAGCAGGACCTCAGACACATCGAGACCGAGCGGATCAAAGCCCATCTGATGGGTGAGGTGAAGCTCAGTATTGGTGTCTCCGAGGGGCAGCCTGACATCAAACACCACGCCAATGCGGGGGCACCGAACCTGATCCACAGCCTTGATGCATCGATTTTGCAGCTCGGTCTCAAAGAGTTCGCCACCCCGTTCACGGTGATCCACGACTCTGTGCTCTGTTTGCCCAACCACATGGATGACCTCAATGCGGCGGTGCGCTCGGCCTATGCCCAGTGCTTCACCGAGCACAGCCCCCTCCATGACCTGGCCGAGAGCATTGGGGCCGAGAGTGATCCGCCGATGGTCTACGACTTTGACCCTGGCACGGTGTCGGCCTCTCCCTATTTCTTTTGTTGATCCCACTCCACCAACTCAGACAACCATGCCTAAGCTTTCGGAGAATGCCACCCTGGTGGATCGCATCCGCTACTACATCGAGGTGGACGAGCGAACCAAGGCACAAGCCTTGGCCCAGCTTGGTGATTACCTAGAGGAATGCTTCCTCTGGGATATATCATTCAGTGGGGAAACCCTCTAACAGATTGGATCCCACTCAGCCAAGATGCCCACCCCTCGTCCCCCTCGTCTCACCAGTGAGGACCTGTATCGGGCCTACCTCATGGTGGAGGTGTTGCGCTCGACCGGAGAACGCGAGTTCCCCATGCAGCTGGCCAGCACATTTCTCTGGATTGCAGCCCATGACGGCTGCCGTCAGGAGGATTTGATCGAAGCCACCAGTATGTCGCCGTCTTCGGTGTCCCGCAACGTCAGCTGGTTGGGTCCGAGGCATCGACTCGGTAAGGAGGGGCTCAAGCTCGTTAGAAGGGAAAAGGACCCGGACGATCCCAAACGGTGGAGGCTCTACCTCACGCCCAAGGGGTCCCAGTTCTCCCGTCTCATCGAAAAACAGCTCAATGGACCGATCTCATGACTGACTACACCTGGAGCCAGGCGTTTGATTACACCTATCGAACCAAGTGGAAGCGCTTGGCCTCGGCCAAGACCAACTGCATCAACGGCTCCCACATCACCAACTACTGCGGCAAGTCACTTCCACTCAGCCGAATGGGCAAGGTGGGGTGGTGGCAGGAGTTCATTGCCCACCTCCAGGACCAGGGGCGCTCCAGCTCCACGATCAACCGGATCATTTCGGTGGGCTCCACCGCCATCCAGTGGACCGCGAAGGCTGAACACCACAAGGTGCTCTGGCCCAAGGTGGACCGCCTCAAGGAGGGCGAACACCGGCTCACCTACTTCACCAAGGAGCAGGTGGCGCGGATGGCCCACGTGGCGGTGGACATCTTCGATCGGCCGGATTTGGCCGATGCCTTGGTGTTCTCGGCCTACACGGGCCTGCGTCAGGGCGAGTTACTGGTGCTCAAGCCAGAGGACATCGACCTCTCTCTCGACACCATCTGGGTGGGAGGGAGACCAGGACGCGAGACCAAGGGCAAGAACGTTCGCACCGTGCCGATCCATACCCTTGTGACTCCCATCCTTCAGAACCGCTTGGCCGGTCGCTTCGTCTTTGGCGACGACTGGACCAACAAAGATCAGCTCTACGGAGCGTTCAAAAAGGTTCGGGATTACTGCGAGATCACCGAGGACCACGTGTGGCATTCGCTGCGCCATTCCTTCGGGACGTGGTTGGGCGAACAGAC